TTCTTCTATAAGTTCTTCGCTTGGATTTATTATAACTACATCGTTTCTATCAAATTCCTCATAAGAAAACAAATGCTGTGGTTCTTCAAATAGCTGTATTTCATAAACGTCGTCTATTACGTTGAAATCTGGTAATGGATCAAAGTCTCCGGCAAAAGTTTCTTCAAAATTAAATTCAATCACACTTTCTTCAAACTCAAATATTAATGGTTGTTCGTTTGATTCAAATTCTTCTATGTAAGAAAAAACATCTTCTTCAAAACCAAAGTTATCATCAGAACCAAAACTGCCGCCTTGCATATCATCTTGATAACCATAATCAAATTCTTCTTCAATATAGTACGCAACAGATGCTTCTTGTGTGTAGCCAGCACAAAAAGGTGCGTATTGAGGATCTTCGTCACATTGTTGGTCATCATAAGCTGACCAATAGTAAGGACATGACTCACTGTATAATTGGCTAAGATTACATTGCTGAGTCAAATAAGCTGCCGCATATCCAGAGCAAGATTCATTGTTTAAAGCATTACTACAATCTATAGCATTACCTGAACCTTCTCCGTATAGACTGCCACCACTTTCTAATAATGTATTAAATGTAGTGTTATTCCAATTAGTGTTTACACAAGAACTAGAATTGGTTGTGCCTGTTCCACACTCATCGTGATACAAATAGGTGTAGCTTTGTGATGTACCGCTACCAATTTCTCCAATTAATACATCATGGTTAATTACGTTTAAAGGGCCATACCTATATTCAAAAGTGTTGTTAGGCCACAATATAATTTCAAAACTGTTGTCTGTGTTGCTTCTGTTGTATTCTCTTAAATCATACCAACCAAAAATCATTTTAGAGGAGTCTCCGTAAGATTTTATTCTTGAGTTGTTATCTCTGATTAAGTCAGTCCAAAAAGGATAAAGCGTGTAGGTGTGTTGTCCTGTTAAAGGATCTGGCGTGTAATCATTGCAGTAAGTGCTATTTGTTAAAAAATGTAAACAACCATTGGTTGCCATCCTAGCTTGACTAAAAGTTTGTCCATAAAAAGTAAAATTAAAAGCTAAATCTATAGCTGGGGAAACTCCGTCATCTGAAACTGAATACGCCAACTCTCCTTCAAAATTGTTGGCGTTAGTTTGTAGATGATATAAAGGTTGATTGGCTTCGTAAATATATTCAGCTTTAAGTTGATTAACACCTAACGAAAAAATTATTGAAAAAATTAAACTGCTTACAAAACACCAAGTTTGCCATTCATCTTTATGTGGCATTGTTCCATTCTTTCTTGCACTGTTTGGTAGATTTTTTCTTCTTAGTAAAAACCTTTCTTACACCACTTACAACATCTTTGTTATATCCTGTATCGTTGGGGTTTAACCCTTTCTTACAGTTTTTTATCCAATTAGCTTTGTATTCTTTTGCATCAGGTCTTTGTGCTGGATTATTGTTCCATCCATCTGAGGCTTCTTTGCCTATTTTGCCCATGTAAGGACATGGAGTGCCAGCCATTTCCATAGCTTGGAATACTCTTGTGTCTTGGCAAAGTATAGATACAGCAGCTACTTTCATGCCCATGTCGTATATGTATTTGCTAAGTTTAAGTCTTTCACAATTTTCATCTTTAATTGTTCGCCCACCTGACAAACCAAACACTTGTCCTTGAAACGCACCTGAGACACCAGTAGTACAAAGGTCCTGACTATAACTCATAATAGAAGGAGCTATAGCAGAAGCGGGAGGAGCTTCGGTTTTAATATTTTGGTTAATAGTCTGTTCTGATTTACTCTGATTAATGTTTCTATTTGTGTTGTCAGACGTAGTGTTATTGTTGTTTTGATTTACGTTGTTTGTTTGTACGCTTGATTCAGACTTACTTTCGTTTTTGTTGATGTTTGTGTTATTGCTTGTAGAAGTCGAATTGTTGGTATTATTTGTAGTCGTATTGTTATTAACAGTTTGATTTACTGTTGAATTTACTGTCGACTCAGATGTAGATGTAGATGTATTAACATTAGTGTTTGCGTTTGTATTATTCGTTGTAGCTGTCGAATTGGCTGTTGTTGTATTTACATTTGTATTCGTAGCTGTCGAAGTATTTACGTTTGTGTTCGAGTTGGTTGCAGTTGAGGTAGAAGTATTCGTATTCGTTGCAGTCGTAGTGTTTGTGTTCGTGTTCGTGTTTGTATTCGTGTTTGTATTCGTGTTTGTATTCGTGTTGTTTGTAGTCGTGGAATTTGTGGTATTCAAATTATTATTTTCACAATATTGCGTACCATTAGCACAACCAGTTCCAGTCTGGTCTGGTGCGTCAGCGTAAACATTGGCAACAAAAAGCGTTAATCCAAGCATCAATAAATAACATTTTTTATACATTATTTATCTTCACCTTTAAATCCTTTGCTTTGACCGGTTTTACCAGAGTAAACACCAAAAACCACACCCATAGCTCCCACTACCACAGACACTAAAGCTGACTGTTCAATGCCTGGATCTGCTAAATTCATAAACCAAATAACAGATTCATACATTAAATATATGTAAACCACTACAAAAATTCTAGGAAATATTCTCCAAGAGTCTACTGCTCTTGCTAGGTGAATCCATTTTTGATGCGGATTTACTCTTTCACCATCCTCTAGATCTCTAATTTTATCTTTTAAATCAGATATTTCTCTTATCATGTCCATGAACTTGTTGAGATCCATCTCAACTTCATTTCTGTCCATGTCTCCGCCAAATCTTCCTGTAGGCTCTCTATCGTTCATGTTTTATATAAATTTAGTTAATACTATTGCTCCTACTATAAAAGGATAAACACCCCAAAGCATATTTTCTAATTTTTTAAATTTCTCTGAGCCTTCATCTAAGCGCTTTTCTATATTTTGATAGCGTATAGCACATTCTTTTTCGTGTGATTGAATTTGATGAAGCGCGTCTTTCGCAGTAGCCATTATTTTCTTTTCTTTTTTTTCTTTTTTTTCTTACTTTTTTTTGCAACTTCTACTGTAGTATAAGCCTCATCTATATCAGGAGTAGAAGGATCGTCGGCCACATATCTACCTTTTTCAGTTCTTGCCCTAACTGTCTTTTCCTCAACACCTCTGACGTTTTGCCAGAATTTTTTGATGGTGTCTTTATACGTCTTTGGTAGCCAATTCATGTTATTTCTCCTTAGCCTTGCCAACATTGATGGCACACCAATCTATTAACTTATAAACTTTACCAATAATTTGGTCGTCTCTTGGTGTTGGCGTTAAAGCACAAATCAAAGAAGCTCCTGAGATAACCCAAGGTGCTAATTGAATGATTGTAAATATTGTATCTAACATACTATTCTCCGTTTTCTTGTGTTGGTTCTTGAGATACATCCCAACAATTGAGGTTGGAGGCAATAGTTCTTCTTTCGCCTTCTCCCTTAAAAGGATATACCATGTGTTGCAACCAAGAAGGGAAAACCAACAACTTCCCAACCTCTGGTTGCATAACAAAAGACTGAGGAGGCCTCAATCTTTGTGTGTCCATTAATTGATTCAATCCATAATTAAAAGCTATATAGCCATCACAATCACCAGAAGCATTGTATAAAGAGTAATTGCCATCACCAGCTGTCGGTTGATCTAAAATTTGTTGTGGCACTTTAGTCCAAGCAGTTGTAGATATACCCATAATAGTTTTAGTGCCGTGGTCGTGCATAGGGTTATAGTCTCCTTCATAGCTGTGTACCGACCAAGTTTCATCTACTGCTACTGCTTTAGGTGCTTTTAACCTTGTGCCTGTTTGTTGTGAAAAAAAGTTAATATAATCTGCTCCTAACGAGCTTATGAGTTCATTATATTCTTTTAATCTTGAATCTTCGCTATCCATTAATAACTGTTCGCCTTGCGTTATTTGTCCAACCAAAGTATCAGCTAATGACTTTTTGTTTTCATCTTCAACGTATTCGTCAAGATAATCATTCAAATCATTCAACATACTTTCTGGCATTTGTGTTTCCATAACAAAAACACTAGGCATACTATGTACTGTTACGTCTGCCATTAGCTAGGTACGTTAAAGTCGCTGTCTGCTGTGCTTACTGTTGGTGGATTTGTAATAACTGAATTTACTTGTTGTGCAAATACTGTGTCCCAGCGTGAAACAGGGCATATTGCTACTAGATCTGCATTACTCCAACTACTTTTTGCTTTTAACGTAAAGTTTGCATTGCCAGCGTCATCTTTTTGGCTAACCTGTGTATTAAATTCATGTGTATAGTAAGTAGCATCACCCTCACTATCGTTTTCGTATTTCATGGTTATATCCCATTTATCAACTTTGCTATTACTGTTCACAAATGGAACGCATTTTACTATTGCTTTGCTTACTGCCATTTTTTATTCCTTATTTTCTAATTCAGCAACTTTAGCCGAAAGTTCTTGTACTGCTTTAACTAATATCGGTACAAATTTTTCATATTGTAATTGATATTGTTTACCATCTCCTGTCCGATTAGACACAAGATTTGTTTTATCATCTAAAGTGTGTCCAATAGATTCTTCTAAAGCAATTACATCTTGTGCTTTAAATCCAATATCCATCCAATCTTCTTTATGTGTTCCATCGTGGACTATATCGTTTAAATCTTCATCTCCTTTTAGATATTTAGCACGTTTATCCCAATAGTAAGTGTAAGGTTTTAATTGATTTACAAAATCTAATCCAGCATTTAAAGGTTGAAAATCTGTTTTATCTCTTTCATCTGAGGCTACTGTTAAAGAAACCTGTACGTTAATTTTACTTACACTTGAATTTCCTAAGACACCTTCATTATTACCAGTACCTATAGAACCACCAGGACTACTTGATGTTCCTGTGTTATATCCTACAAAAAAATTATTTCCACCTGTAGTTACATCTGTTCCAGCATCACGACCTATGCAAGTATTTGTACCTCCTGTCGTAATTGAATTTCCAGCACCTTGGCCGTAAACCGCGTTACCATCTCCAGTAGTTAAAGCTGTAAGAGCACTACCTCCAACAGCAGTATTCTGAAATGCTCCAGCCAAACTTGAACTAGATGCTATGTTATAACCCATAAATACATTTTGATAACCAGCTAATGCTCCTGAGTTATCTGAGGCTACAGTATGTCCAATAGCTATAAGTTGAGATGTGCTTGCAGAAGATACAACTGCTCTACCAGCGTAATTTCCTATCGCTAAATTTCCATTTGCACCTGTGGTTTGTCTGACTAAAGCATCATAACCAATAGCTATATTGTCAGAAGATCCGCTTTGTGCAGTAAGTGCTCTATAGCCAATTCCTAAGTTTCTAGTATGGTTTGTTGAAGCTAGAGCCTCTGTACCGACGGCTACGTTGTCCTCCACAGTAGATGCAGTAGACAGTGCATTGTAGCCGATAGCTACTAGGTTATTCCCAGTGCTGACAGCAGTAAGAGCGCCAAATCCGACTGCCGTGTTTTTATCGCCCGTGGTCAGTGCCGCAAAAACGTCTACTCCTAGTGCTGTGCAATTATCTGCTCCACTTATTGTCCCTGTGGCGTTATCTCCCACCATAATTGAGCCTGTGCCAAAAGTTTTAAATGTAGGTCCACTAGAAGGAGCATCTTCCCAAGCTACTCCACTTCCTGTAGAAGTTAATAATTGTCCATCACTACCTTGTCCACCATTAACTTTGAAGTTTTCACCATCTACAAGTGCAGCATAAAAGTTTTTGTATTTTAAACTTGCTGTTCCTAAATCAATATCATTGTCTGTGACAGGTGATATTGCACCATCAGCCATAGTAAATTGACCTGTGCCACCAGCACTAAATGCCAAAGTATCTGCTGCACTAAAATATAATCCAGCATTAGCATCACCTGTGTTACTGATACTTGGTGCTCCAGCTGAACCATCTGAAAAAGTGGCTTGGCCTGAAACATCTAAAGTACCATTTATATCAATAGCTGTAGCCGTTAAATCAATTTCATCTGTTGCACCTAAACTAAGTACAGTTGCACTTGAGCCTTGTATAAACTGACTGGCATCATTGAAACAAATTTTATTAGTTGAATTTAAAGTTAAACCTGTGCCATCTGTGTGAGTTAAAGTGGTATCGCCATCAGCACCAAAAGTAACAACCGCCGAATCAGAGCTCAAAGTAAGATCATCTGATATTGTCAAATCGTCTTGCACTTTAAGATCTACAACACTTAGACTTGCAAAAGCATCCGTTACGGCTGCGCCAGCTCCGGCTCCGTCTAGATATAGTGCTTTTACGTCTCCTGGCGGAATTGTCACGTTGGCACCAGTGCCTTGGGAGATTATGATGTTTTGTGATCCACTGGTGCCGTTTTCAATCAGGTGCACTCTACTCATTGTGTTGGGTGAAATAGTAATCGTACAATCTGAATCTAGTGTTCCTGTGTATTTTATAAAAGTGGCTCTACCTGGATCAGTAGCTCCATCAGCGACTACTGTGCTGTGTGTATCAGCATTGGTGGTGATTGCTTCGGTGCCGTAACCAAGTGCTTCCCCGATCAATTCGAGGTTCGTATTCGTCTCACTTCCCCAGGTTCCAGAAGATTCACCCGTGCCAATCTCTTTTAGTCTTAAATCATTTACATAAGTTGCCATATATCATGTCCTCTTTTACGCTGCGTCCCTACCACCTTTAATTGTAGTATAGTTTGGAGTTTGTGTCGTTGCAACGTCAGAAAAGTTTGGTGTTTGACTTGTATCAATTTCTCCAAATACTAAAACTGTGCTCAAACTTACTGTAACGCTTTGTCCTGTTGGTACGACGTTTGCTTTTGCTACAGTAGAAACCGATCCTAAAGACGAAGTAATTGCAAAACTAGGTAGGTTTATAACTTCGTTTTCGTGAATAATTACTGAACCTATTGCGGAAGTTATAGCCTGAGTGGTTAGAGTAACATTGGCCTCCGCATCTACAGCTGGTGATCCTAAGCCTGACGTTATCGCAAGGGTGGTGGGTGTTACATTGGCTTCTGCATCTGTGCTTACAGATCCTAGTCCAGATGTTATGGCTCGTCCTGATAAAACAGCGTTGGCTTCTGCATCAACTGTTACGCTGCCTAAAGCAGATGTGATTGCTCCAACACTGCTTAAATTAATTGGTAGTGGCTCACCCCAAGCACCTTCGTTCCAGGTACCACGTCCCCACCCATTAATAATTGCCATTAAAGGTTATCCCTTACCAAAACCAACAAGACTTTAACATTGGTTAGCTCCTCTCTTACTGGCGCTGTTATAAAATCAAGAGTTAGTATGCTGTCTATCTTGTTGATTGCGCTTATTACTTTTTCTTTGTCGCTCATGTTTTTTGATTATAAGCGACAAAGATGTTTTTTTCTACGCGTGCTTGCCTTGGAACTTTCTCTTCAAGATTCTGTGGACTTTGTGATAAGGAAAATCCTCATAACCAGCGTGTGAGTTTTGGATTTGTCTTGCTATTCTTCGAGCACCTAAACCTTCGTCTCGCAACGCATAGATGTGTTTCAAGACTTCTTGTTCTTCTGGAACTGGTATCAGCTTGGTTCTCCTTCTGCTGCCAGAGTCGTCGTATTCTTTGGTGTAACCAAAAGGCGTTTGCCCGCCAATCGAATAGCCTTTTTCTGCGTAGACAATCTTGCCACCATTCAGCCTAGACATAATCATTTCTCTTTCGATTTCTGCAAACTGAGCCATATTGGTTATAAGTTGTTGGTTTGCCATTCTAGTCATGTCCATTTTGGCCTCAAGTCCAGTCTTAGCCTTTTCTCTGGGTAAGACTACAGGTATGTCTGCAAACATATCGCAGAAGTAAAGCGTTATGCCTGTCTCTTCTAGAGTAGGAATCATGTTGACCATTTCCAAAAAAGACCTAGCAAGCCTGTCTAGTTTGGTTGCTACTATCACATCATGCTTGTCCATAATGTCGGTGAGCTCCCTAGATCCTGGACGTTCCAATAGCGGTTTCATGCCACTTATACCAGCATCGGTAAAGAACTGGTCGACCTCTCGGCCATACTTGTTGGCGACAAACTCTTCTATGGATCTCTTTTGTTCTTCAAGTGAAGTTCCATCTTTGGCCTGTTGCTCAGATGAAACTCTGATATAGCCGTAGATGTTATTAATTTGTTTTTTGGGTTGTATCATGCTATCTCCTTTATGAATCTATATTTTGATGATAAGTCAGATGGCGCTCTGTTGTCTCTAGTAGACCAGCCTTTATTATTTACGCCATACTGAATATGTTTGTCTTTACCAAAGCCAGCATATTCTAAATACCTACCGCTTTGATAATCGTGTATATAAGTCACAAATTTTGAAACCTCATTATCTTGTTGGAAATCTTTCATAGCTTCTCTTATAAATTTGCTGTAATACTTTCTCTCTTTATTAGTCTTGGGCTCAAAGTCAAAACATATTCTAGTGAACTCATACACTCCAGAATCTTTCCATCTTGCTACTGGTCTGCCAATCGTACAAATGCCAACTATCTGTCCTCTTGTGTAAACACAAAGATCGCCACACTCGTCAAAAGCTGTAATGATGTCTTGGTCAAGATCGTCCCAACTTGTATCTTGAGGCTGGTTCCAGCTGTCAGGAATGTTCTCGTAATAATCTACATGTGTCAGATAATTCCACTCGTCACCGAGTAAGGCTACATAACTTCTCTTATGGCCTACTGGTGGTTTGTTGGTTCTGTGGTTTTCGCCGTAGAAAATTTTAGCTAACGGAAATGTAACTGGGATTGTTTTCATAATGTCTCCTTGTTTTTGTTACTCACATGACAACAATAACAGAATGATAAATATTTGCAACTATTTGCAAAAAGGAGTATATTGCGATTTGTGAAACAACTAGGAGAAAAATATGGCTCGATTAAAAAATGAAGATCGATTGTGTGGAGCTTTTTACAAAGCACATAGTTTTTTAAATTTCGATCTGAAACAACACAATCAAAATACAGGTCCCTTATCCGAAGCAAAAATGCTTGGTATAAATTTGCCAGGTGTTATGCGTTATCGTGAACAAGGTACCCCAGATGTAGATAAGCATTTAGGAGTTTATTCTGGGATTTGCAAGAAAGAATATGATCTTTGGATGAACGCATTGAAATTTCAATTCAAGGCTAACTTGTTGCATCATATTTTGCCGCCCAAAAAAGTATTGAATGATTTTTTTGGGGATCTACATATACGGATTCCACATGAAAAAACTTTACTCATATCTGAAAGAGAAAGCGTTACCACACTTATGTCTGTAGAAGAAATTAAATCAGACAAATATATAAAACACATTAAAAAACTGACTGGACAAGAGGGGTGGTTAGTAAGCAGTCCAGCTTTGCGAAGCATAATAAAACAAATAAAATCTTGGGGAACGGAATCAATAGTTACTTGCCGTTTGACGTTTGTTCACCACATTGACAAAGAACATATATATAAACCAAAGCGTTTTAAGAGAAAAACTTTAGAAGCAATAACTAAGCCGACAACAGCACATTATCCAATGACTTTAGTTTTTCCTTGTGGATTAACCATAAAAAAAACAGAATCTTTTTTGCCTGTACTTTGTGATGATTATAAACCATTTAAAAATGAAAAAGATTATGCGTTGATAGCACCAGTAGCATTTCCTTACAGCACCAAGCCAATCGAAGGACATTACTTGCAGTGGGACCATACTGAAAAAGAAACGTTAAAGGATAAACTTTGGAAACAAATGAGCAAACAATGGGAAATTGATAAAAAGGAATATGTGCCACCTAGAAATACTTTGTGGCGAGCTGCCTTTCAAACCCTAGTCCATATATCTGTATTAACGCACCCAGATTTTAAAGAGTTTTGCGTGAACATGCTCAAGAAAGACGGCATGCAACCTAACAAAACACCATACAGCAAAGACAATCCTTACAAGAGCCGTCCTGGTTGGCGACCAGCTTTTGAGCATTATGTAGTAACAATAAATGTGCCAGATGATGTTAGTAAAGAAGCAGACGCTAGTACACATAAAAAACGTCATCATTTGGTGCGTGGTCATTTAATGAGATCGCATAGTGAAAATTCAACTGACGGGTTTGTGTGGCGCAGATCTCACTGGAGAGGCAACAAAGAAATAGGTACTGTAACAAAAGATTATGTTATGGATATAGACGAAAGAATTAATAAACCAGGAGAAAACCATGGATAAACCGAAAAGATATTCTTTTCACTTTGAATCGGATCTTCACGCGGACCTAGTTCGGTGGAGATACACAGACGAGGCCGACCACGCTGCAAACGTCCACAAGACGTTCAAGCCTAAAGTATCGGATCTTGTGATTGAAACCAAGTTGGATGGCAAGCTCAAGACACAGATTCGTCGCGAGCTGCTTGAAGACATATTGAAGGAGGATGAAAATGGGTGAGATGTTATGCGACAAATGCCTGGTGAAAGGAGTATTTTCTTTACTTGTTCCAGGTAAAGAACTAGATGATTTGGATAATTATTATTGCGAGCAATGCGATGTTTTGTACGATGCGATACCTAAAAGAAATATCATTTGTTACAGCTGCGATAAACAACTAAAGAACGATGAGTACAGCTGGTTAGCAAAAGACGGCAATGAATATTGTGACCATTGCTATGACAATGATTTTTACCCTCGATATTACGGGTTTACCAGATCTGATATGCAAGCCGGTAAGGCTGGGTTTACTATGGATGGCGAGGGGCCCTTGCACAAAAAAAATCACAAACTTTTTAAAAAACCAAAAATGAAAGTTATCAAAGGAGGTAAAAAATGAGTGGACCTAAACCTGTATCGGATTTTATATATCCAGTAATGAAAGATATTTTTATGCGCTATCTGGCGAACAAACACCAAAAGCCGTATGGAGATATTCAAGTTAAAGACCTGTCTGATAAAGACTTACTTAGGTGGAAAGATATTGAAGCCATGAACAACGTAAAGTTGGGTGTTTATTTGGGCGATGTTAAACGGAATATAGTAAATTAGGTTTATGGAACCTAAAGATCTTACAGAAGAGGAGAGCCAGGTGGCCGAGCGCTTCCGAGTTATTTGCAATGAGCAAATAGAAAACTTGGAAGACAAGTTGCCTGGTGCATCTCATCCGTTAGAAAAAAATCAAATACTTAAAGAAATAGACGCTTTGTTGGAACTAGCTGACCAAGCTAATGAGCGAGCTGTGGAATTAGTTAAGTGGTACAAACAGGAGAAAAAATGAAGAAAGCAAATAATTATCTTGTCAGGCATGAGCCGGTCTGTGGATCTAGAGGCAAGAAAACAAGCATAGGCAGAAGCAACTTAGCCACGTCTACGATGAACAAGGGCAAGCGCAGAGGCCTGAAACGATACAGGGGACAGGGAAAATGAATCTAAGCAAACCATATAAAGAGTGGCAAAAGAAATGCCCAGAAGAAAAAAATGGCATGATTAAAAAAAGGTCTATGCCTAAAAGGTGGGCAATGAAAATTAAGGCTCATAACGACAGGAAAAAAAAGGAGAAAAAACAGTGAAAACTTTTATTATCAGGGCAGAAAAAACTCAAGTGGGTTACTACACTATAAAGTGTAAATCATTAGAAGAAGCTGCGGCTCAAGCTAAATATCAAATGGAAGTTAGTCCTAAAACTGTTATTGAATTTGAGAAATGCGAAGAAATAATTTTACCAGAAAAAGTAATGGTTATAGATCAACACTACCAAGAATTTACAGGTAAGGAGAAAAAAAATGGGTAGACCAAAAAAGAAAATACAAAAAAGAGAAAAGGTATTTAACTTTATCAGCAAAGTCATAGATATAATTAAGTATAAATGGAAAACAGTTATCAAGACCGCAATAGTTGTAGCTGGCTTCTCTTTATTTATTTATGTGGTGTTCTTTTGGATTGATACAGTCCAAGAGATACGTTTTGAAATAATTTACATATAGGGATTGGTCTGATGTCTAGGCGAGAGAAAAAATACTTATTAGCGATAGCGATTTCGTCGTTAATATACATAATGAGCGTTACAATTATTGTTTATTTATGACGCCCAAAATTCCACCGCTTAGTTTTATGGATAAAAAGAATTTTGATTTCGTTCAGAATATCTACCTCACCATGAAGGCCTTTATGCCTAAGAACACGATTATGGATCTCAGAGCGCACTGGCGAGACAACAAAAAAGCTCTGGATTTACTCAAGCGTATGGATCCTGGATTACACGACCAGCTGATCGAGGACTTTAAGGTGCGTAAAGCCGAGATAGCTGAAAAGAACTTTGGTAAAAAGGAAGAAAATCTAAGCGAAGATGTTAATGTCGTCCGGCGCAATAAAGTTACCAACAGGCCCACCCAACGCAAACGAAGATAGGCCTTCTTCCAGGATCTTCTGTTTCATTTCTGGCGTGATGCGGATGATGTTGGCTTCGACAAGATTTCTGCGTCTATCCAATCCTATTTCTGGTTGCGGTAAAAATTTTTCAGTACCAGCACCGAATGTATCATCAATGTCTAATTTCCCTTTCTCAAACTTACCGCCGTATTTGTTAGCCAGTTTTTTCATTTCTGATGGGATTTTTTGGTCGTACAAAGACTCGTAAAATTTTTCGTACCTGTCTGTATAACGATCTTTAATCGCGTAAGATCCTGATACCGAGATTGTGTCTTTGCCTTCTTCAATTGCGTCTTTGAGGAGTTGCTTGAGCGACATTTTATACCAGTCGTCGCCTTTGAAGGGGTAGTTGGGGACTCTTGCAGATTGAGCTTGTGCTATTTCTAATGCTGGTCTGAGTGCCTCATCAAAAGGTTTAAATGCATCGAAGTCTTCTACTGTAATTTCTATCTTGCCTACTTTAATTGGTCCAAGATTTTTTACTGCTTCAAATTCACTGAAACTATTTAAGGTATCATACATTTCCCTTCTGGCATCGTTCATTCTTATCAAAGAAAATCTATCTTGAGGAGATCTCGCATAAAGTTCTTCTGCGTTGGCTATCTGGGTTTTTATGTTTTCTAATCTATTTGTGTCTAAACCAGAGTTTTCTAGCTTTGGCAATATTCTGTTTTTGAGTTTTGTAAACTCAGTGCTAATACCAGAAGACATTTTGCCTAATATAATCGTGTCGTCCATGTCTAGCTCAGGCGTGGAGTAACCATCTTTTTTACCTTTGGTATGCAGATCTGATTGCAGCTCGTCAACGTGTAAGCTGGTGCTGCCGTCGGCTAGTTTTCTATCACGAACCAAAGCGTGAGATATTTGGTTCAATTCCTCAAAATGGTCTTGTACGTCGTGCTCATAAGGTGCGTTCCTCCAGGTGTAAACAATCTCGCGGTAGTTTTCGCCTCCCGGTAAAGATTCATCTACATCTTGTTTGTAACGTGTTTCTGTAAATAAATCTTCTTCGCCTGGTAGTCGTAGCGGATCGCCACCTTCTTCTAAGGCATTTCGTAATTGTATTTGTGCTTCGGTTCTGCTGTATGGTATTTGGTCACTAGCAACATTAACACGCTCACCGCCTATGAATAAGTCGTAACCAGTTTCTTCATTGCCAAAAGCGAAGGTTTCGTCTGGTATGCTGGCATCGTAGGCTGGATTGGTAGATTTTGGTACGACTAATTCGTATGGATCGTTGTAATATTGTCCTTTTGCAAAGCTGTCTATTAAATCATCTAGGCTTTCGTTTCTGGCTGATAAATAATTATCAACATCTGAAATAGTCTTGGCTCCAGCTTGTGGGTTAGAGGTGTTGAAAGCATCTATTAATTGTTCAGTGTAGTAAATATCACCTTGCTCTATGTCGTAACTAATATCTTCTATTAAAGGTTGATAATTTTTATAACTAGGATCTAAAGGATCTAATTCTGGTGTTGTGACTTCAAAGTCTATTTCTGGAGCATCACCACCATGGTAATAAACATTCTTACCGACTTCTACTTTGTTCTGGCTCACACCCTCAGCGACTTCTCGCACGGATGCGTTTGGATTGTTGGCGATAAATTCATCTACGCCGAGGAACTCTAGTTCTTTTGGTTTTACACCTTTGTTGGCGTTGGCCGATAACCATTCAGTAATCTGCTTACCTTTCAGATTGGCTGGTGCTTTCGATATAAGCGCTTCGAGACTCGGAGAAACGAATCCTTCGGAGTCCCTAGCAAACGTATTGACGTCTTCCTGTATTTGTTTGTTTCGTAGCGCTTTGATACCTTTTTTGTCTGACTTTGCGGCCGCTTTTAAGACCGGCCCTAATGCACCTATGCCTTTCAAGCCAGTTCCTATGGTTGCGCCCAAAACTGGTCCAACAACAGGTGCGGCATACATGGCGTCTCCAACTACGCCTAAACCTTGCAAGGGTGCAAATAAATAGCGGTCTATACCACCAGCTGCGATGTTTTCAGCCATCGAGGGCATGGGTTCGCCTGATAAGTATTCTGAAACGGGTACGTCAGCGCTTGGAAACTCTGGAAAAGCGCCAGAAGCATCAACCACACCAGAACCAGGCGCAAAAATCGTTCCTATATAGGCACTTTGCGCTGGTGTGGGCATAAATTGTTCTTTGGCAGCTTGGATAGCCTCAAGTTTTTGTCTATCACGCTCGACGGCTTGCATGGATTGATCCGCAATGAAATTGCGTAGAGATCCGAATACGTTTATGTCGTCAGTTTTCATTAAATCAATTTACAAAGTTGCTATCCCGCCTTGGGCAAACTTTCTACCAAAACTAATTTGAAACTCTGGACTGCGTTTAGAATCTAGTCTAGCTCCCGCTTCTATAAAACCAGTTTTACTTGGCTGGTATCTAACGCCTAAGTTGCCTGTGGCTCTACCTGTTTTGTCAATATTCGTGCCCGCTGTAAAAGTTGTTTTATCAGATAAAGGTATTCTTCTTTGCATAGAAATGTTGCCCTTCAACAAAATATCTTTAACTGGACTCGGCAAAGAGTATTTTTCTAAGATTCTTGGAAGAATAAAATTAGCTGCAATTTCATCGTTGGGTATTTGCATTTTTAAATCTTGTTGTATGCGTGGATCTAAACCGGTCATTTGTAAGGCTTGGTCTATACCGAACATTTTTATAGATTCAATTAAGGGCATGCCTTGGTCAATATTTTGTCCAACGCCAGACATTAATTTTTGTAATGGACTTTGATCCTCGATTAAAAGGCCATCTTTGAAAATATCAATCATGTCAGTTCTTACAGTCATGGCAAAAGTCTACCACAAGAGACGTTTATCTAAAAGGTGGTCCAGTAAACCAAGCAACTACGACAAATCGCTCGCCTTTCGTGATTGGCTTAACCTTGTGTGGTAAAAACGAGCTAAAAATCACCGCTTCACCTATCTCTGGCAACGTGCATCTTTCATACTCGCTGTTACGAAAGCATATCTCGCCACCCTCAAACTCATCATTCAATAAGAGGCTCATGCTTATCTTCCGGGTTGCAGCTGTGCCCTCTGGACCGATGTCCATGTGGTACTCATAACCATTAGAAGGCGCTTTGTAGGTGATTATTTGAGCCTTTTCGATGCCTGTAATGTCGTATTTGAAGTATTTGTTGGCCGACATAGCCACTTTGTTAAGAATCCTATACAAACGCTCTTCTTTTTGGTCGATAAACCGGATTTCAGCGTCTCGAACGACTTTATTTTCAGATTTTTCTCCCTCGCTATGAATCCTAGCTGGTTCTGGATCTGTTTCTACTAGGTAATCCAGAAATAAATCAACTTCGTCCTGGGAAAGTAGGAGGCCTGTGACTCCATGCTTAGGCAAGTTGTCTACTGTTTGTGCTTTCGGAGCTGTTGTTGTCTTTTCCATTCGTTCAACTCCTTTTTTGTTTTAACAGACTTCTGTTGTTGCTGCTTCATAACTTGTCCAATTCTTTTTCAAAATGTCTAACCAGTCCTCCATAGACATTATGCAGATTTTCTCGTTTTCTTTTGGCCAATCTGGGTTGATTGCATAAAAAGGTATGCAGACTCGTATGGGTTTTCGGTTGAATTTGAATATAAGAACAGGGATGTTGTCGCCAGAGCTGTCGCAAACTTGATTCCACCAGGCAGATTTCAGCCAGTCGCCTTCTTTGTAGTGTTTACATTCGACAGAATGATAAGGGATATTGAGATCGCATAGATCTTTTTGCTGGTATTGGTCGAGGTTGCGTTTGGTTTCGTAATCTATGTCGTTGTCCAGAAAGAAACCATTGAGGATCTTGGCTATATCGCGCTCAAATTGAGCTCCTTTGTTTCTGCTGTTGATAGGCATTGCAAGAGTGTCTCAAAATTTGCACAAAATTACAATCGTAAGGAATCATTTTTTTTGGTGATCTTATGTGTGAAACCCAGTTATATTTACACCGCCATACACAGCTGGCTATTTGGGGGTGTGCGGGCCAAAAAAAAACAGAACCCCAGGAAAAAACTGACCTCAAGGGACTCCAATTTGTTACGCGTTACTGTTGTGCTCACATGTTGCACATAGTTATAAAAAAGAATAAGTGTTTGTAAACGCAAAAAGTCTAATAAAATCAATGACTTACAGCAATTTTTGAATTTTTTAAAAAAAAATCTAGCTCTGTCTGGGAGAGGCCTAAAACCAAGTTATATATTTATTTATCCTTCGGCGAGTAGTCGTCCTTCTCTGCTCCTAACAACTGACCTAATCTTTCCTTAATATCGTCTCGCGACATCTTCTCCAGGTTGGCATTGATATTGATATTCTGGGATCTATTGATGGACAGTCCGGCAAGCTGGTTGAGCTCTTTGATTGCAGAAACCGCAGCATTGAACTGTCCGTTCTCGTACGCTTTCTCCATCACCTTCCACAACATCGTGCCAGTCTTTTGTGGTGTAATCGCGTACTTCTCTGCAAGCTCATCTTGTTTGATTCGGATAGCTTTGACCACGTTCGGATAGTCCTTACCATTCAGCAATTTGTTTGCTGACTGACTTGGGAACTCGTACCCAGCTTTTCTGGCTGCTTCGGTCATACCACACGCACCTTCGGTGTAATGCCAGACGAAGCTGGCTTGCATTTCTGTCAGGCCATGCTCCGCATCTTTCTCGAATTGAACTTGGGTTTCAACCAATGGTGTTTTGTTCTTTTTTGTTCTTGGCATATTAGATCTCCATTAAACAGTGTATAGAGGGTAGTGTATAGCTACTTATAAATACCCTAAATGCAACCCATAAGAATACACGCTAATAGGCTATACTTATTTACCTCTTTTAATTACTATACACTATACCCTTATATATCTAATAACCAAGTAATATAAGGGTTTTATTAAGTGCATAGTTAATTCTTACTATACCCTTTGCTATACACTCCTATTATAAACTTACGCATATACATGCAACTCCTCGCACATTTTCACACACACTATCACGCCACCACGCCACCCTAATCAGTGTACTATGCACTGTTTCCATCTTCGATGATCTCCATTTCAACGAACATATCTTGGCCTATATTCAGTCGTTTTTTCATTATTTCTACATAATCTTGGCTCAGTTCACACAAGATCGCATCGCGGTTGAAACCATTAGCGACTTGTGCAGTCGTCCCCGATCCACCGAACGGATCTAAAACAACACCACCCTCTGGACAACCAGCTAACACACATGGTTCTATTAAATCCATAGGGAAGGTTGCAAAGTGTGCGCCTTTAAATGGTTTAGTAGTTACTGTCCATACTGAGCGTTTGTTTCTTTTGGGATTAACTACAACTTCATCTGTTTTTAAATCAAATTCAGATAGGCCCTTATCTATTTCATAAAATTCATTTGAGAAATCATCAATAAACTCTCTTACCTTTTTCCAATCTTCAATGCTTGGATAAGAAAATCCAGTTTTATCTTTTCTAAACCAATGCTCTATTTTTGTTAATGGTATGTCTGTATTGTCAGCTAATGTTTTAGCATTAACTCTT